GAAATCTGCATAAGTTTCGACTGGCATAGGACACGCTTCACATAGCTTTTGTAGTCCATCATACTCACCAGACCAATCTATCGTTTTGCTGGCTATCTCTATATTCTCTAGTGTTCTTGCTGAACCAAACAGTTGGTCACCAATCTCACCTGTAACCAGAACGAAGTCATTATCATTTTCTTGCACAAACTCAGCGTAGTGACCAGCTTCTACTTCTTTGTCAAAGATTCTGTAGTTTAGTTTGCCATCTATATGCTGTTCAAAAAACTGTGGATACTCTTGCTTTGATGCTTCAGTCATTAAGACTTCTACGTCAGTAGCACCATTCTTAATCAAGGCTATCAAGGCTGTCGTGCTATCAAGACCCCCTGAGTACATGACTCTAATTGGTTTACCTAAAGCTATAATATCTTTTGCACGTTGGTCAGCTACTTCACTAAATGTACCAACGTCTGCTACTTCAGGGATAGGTGTAATGATGTCTCTATCGTTTGACAGGATACCTGTCCTGTCCATTAGCTTGACTCTAAACTTTGCTTCCCATTTCTTCATGGCATCAGTGCCATCTTGCAGTCGCTCTTTAAAATACATATTTAGTTCTCGTATGGTGCTTCTTTATAAACAACGTCAATCGTTACATTAGATATGGTTGGTGACAAACTATCTTCATCACTGTCACTATAATTAAATTGAAACTGAAATCCATCATCAGTGTAATTCGAATCTTGAGTATGTCTTTGGTCAGCATTGTTGTAAGTCTTGTTTGCTTCTGGGTTTGAACCATTATCAAAAATTCTATTATTGCTACTTGCATTGCTTGGGTCAAAATGCGTAGTGCTATTTATTACAAATGACTTTGAACCAAGTGTACCTGTAAAACTATCAAACCATAAACTAATGCCATATGACCCAGAATCTTTTTTCATCTCGCCTGTAACATTTTGACCATAGGACTGGTAGAAAGTAGGTGTTGTTATCCTAGCACCAGTAATTTTAGGAGATTGATATTGACCTGAACCAGCATCTACTTCACCACTAATTGTAAAAGTAACTGTTATTGACTCAAGATAACCCAGTGGTATATCCGTAAAAGTAAATAACTTGCCAGAAATAGCACCATCAGTACCAGTAAACGAATCTGGGTGTGTTGCTGAATGGTCAGCAGGCACACTGCTAGTAGCAATAGCCTGTCTCAAGCCAGATAAAGATGTTCCAAGATTGATCTGCATGATCGCTCCTAGAACAGTGCGTGTATATTTGTAGCTGAAGTACCTGTTGCGAAAATTTGCTGTACTTGTATTGGCAGAACAGAACCAGCTAATACACCCTCTAGTGTAAGCGTTGTTCCAGAAGCCATTGTCACTTTCAAATTTCCTGCACCACCGACATACACCGCCCTGGTCGCTGGTATAGTTCCTGTAAAACCAGAGATTGTCGATCCATCGACATACAAGGTATCGCTTTGAGCATCTTCTTTAGCATGAGTAGCACTAAAGGTTTTCTCCGAAAATTGATCTTTGAAAGGCATTGTTTACTCCAAGTAAAAAGGGGCGACCTGAGCCGCCCCCATATTACACTTAGTCTCCGTCAGTGTTTGCCAAAGTAGTACCATCGTTGACATCAACGACACCACTAGCATTTGTCAATACATAAACGATTGTAAGCACTTGTGTACCACCAGTAGAACTACGAACGAAAATCACATCACCTGCTGCAAGGGTGTCTGATAGATCGTTGAAGTAGCCTTCTGTATTTACTGTTGCGATGGTATCAGTAGTAGAGTAAGAATAGATGCTTGGAGCATTTCCCTTCTTACTTGCACCGATAGTCGCAAAACCAACTGAACTAAAAGCCATAATTTACTCCTTATGATTCACGACAAGTAATTTTAACAATACCATCACTATCTATTGCAACAGCACCTGCTGAGAACATTGAACTAACCAAGAAAGATGTTTTTTCTGGGATGTAGTTCACTTCGGTCTTTTGAGCAATAGACTCAGCATAGCCGAGTGCATCACGATGATAAGCGAAAACAGTTCGATCATTTGAACCATCTTTTGCTAAACCACCCTCGTCACGATCACCCATGACGATGATGTCAAAGCCCAAGAACGTGTTGATCTCACCGCGAACTAATGCTTGAACAGAGTTGAAGTCTGTACTTGTTACTTGAGTTGTGCCAAGTAATGAGTCCAACTGCTCTGCGTGCATGACAAGTGTACGACCTTCTGCTGGCACATTCTTGGTATTCAAGATGCGTGCAGTCTCTCGTAGCTTCTCGATGTTCATATCTGTATTCGATCCACCAATGCTGTTAGCAACAGTACCTGTGCTGGTTGCAGCAGTAAGAGCATCGAGACAAACTTGATCTGAACGTCTTGCGATAGACTTAGAAACAACTTCTACCAACTCTCTACGCTCATCAAAATTAACGTGTGATTGCTGGAAAATGTCACTGTACTCTGCCGCGATGAAATCGGACATTGTTGCAGTCACTTGTGAATAAGTCACATTTAGAGGTGTGATGTCTGTTTGTGGGACACGAACAGTTGCTACACCTTTACCGATTTTAGGGAACTTTACAGTGTTACCCTGAACACCAGTACGCGAACGCATTGTTCCACGCAATAGTGCCTCTGATTGATACGCTTGCTTTACCTCACTTTCAAACAGGTCAACAAACGCTGTAGTAATACTTTGCGCCATAACGCATCTCCTATAGTAAAAAGATTAACGATGTAACGCGATTTGTTATCCTGTTGAGGGCAATTCGCTTGCATGGAAAGGCCACGCCACCTATGGTTTCACCACATAGTCGGGCCACAAGGGTTAGCCAACAAGCGAATGCTATCTAATTTTTAACCTGGTTGCAAATTATACTTGCGATTCCATCCACAGTTTTTCAATCCTGCTGCGCCAGGCTGGATCAGTTTGCCATCGCGGATCATTGATATGGCTCTCAAGTTCTTCCCTGGTGATGTTTGGCATCTGCGGTTGCGGTCTAGCAGGTATACCCTCATTGGTGATCGACTGGTGATACTTCAAGAACGCATTGATTGAATCTGCTGTTGTCAGATTATTCGCTATCGCTTCTCGCTCTGCGTCTGATAGGGGGGCTTTCATCAAAAGACGATCAGCCATCTCTATTTTTTGTTGAGCATTTTCACCCAGCTTTTGTATTTCCGCGTTGCGGTCATACTCCATTCGTTCAGTTTCAGCTCCATAGAAATCCATATATTGCTGAACCATTCCCTCAAAGGCTGACTGGCTGATGCCATTGTCTTTAGCCCATTCTGAAAACGAATTGAGCATAGGATCATCTGCTTCGATGCCCAGTTCTGTAAACGTGCTAGTGTCATAATCTCCCTCTGGTGCTTTGTGTTTGCCAGACTTGAACTTCTTTTCAAGCTCGGCATAAGATTTAGCCAGTTTCTCAACGTCAGGGCCATCATCATCCCAGAACTTTTCTGGGTAGTATTCAGGCCGTTCGATTGGATCATCATCTATCTCTTGGTCTGTAGTCGTTAAAGGATCAGGTTCTGATTCCTCATGGACTGCAATCGGTTGTTCTACCTGGGTTTCTGGTGTTTCTTCTGATGCGCGACTTGGATCAATGATCGGTGCATCGTTCTCTACTTCTGTTTCTACTGCTGCGTTTTCGTCAGACATTTTCACTCCTTTCTAATCGTTTCTGTATCATTCTCACCATATCGGCCATGCCCTCTCGAACATAACCATATGAAGCATCCTCGCCTGGATACCAGCTAGGAAGCTCTATTGTGATTGATTTCATATGCGATAAGACTCTCTGGCCTTCTTCACTTTTGAATACTTTGGCATAAAGAATATCAGTATCATCTGCCTTTACGCCTTCATTAGGTTGTGGATCGAAATAATCCCAGTCATCATTCGTCATACAATTTCCTCAGTTGGTTGGACTTGTTCCTGCATTTGCGCTTGCATTTGAGCCTGTTGCATCTGTTGCAGTATCATCTGCACTTCTTCTGGACTGTTCAGGACATTCTGGTCGATCCCTAGTCGCTGCGCGATAAACTCTAGTATTCTTGGAATGGACAATGTTGCCTGGCCTTGTGCGCCCATCTGACCTGCAATCTGCACATACTGCATCAGGTCATTCACCTCTTGCAGTTTCTGTGCTTGAGCTAGTGGACTTACTGCTGCCAGCTTTATTTCTTGCCCATTGATCTTGGCTGGGAAGTCCACAACACCCTGCTGATCGAGAACGAACATGATTCGAGATACAATCGGTAGCATTGTCTCAGTAATCAATCGACCAAACGCTGAACCCAGATTAGTGGCAAGTTCTCTGGTACGCTCGGCAATCTCTGTAGCTGATCGTGCGCTCATGTTATCTGGTGGTAATGTGTCATCCATCATGATCTTTTTGATATTCATGCGTAGATCATTGATAACGATCTGACTGACGTTGAAGTCACCTGCTCTTGGTAGTGGTGCAAGTGAAGCCCCTTGTGGGCCACCATTACGGGCAACTGCGATGACAGAACCTGGTTGTATCTTAATATTCTGCGGATTGAGAACACCATCATCTGCTGCGGTATAAACACCTGCAATCGCAAGGCTCGCGTTCTTCAGCAATAACTCAAGTGTTTTGTTCAGTGTTTTGATGTCGTTGATTGCTGTTACAAGTGGCCCACGACCATAGACTTCTCCAGCAACTTTCATGTATCGAGCAACAACAAATGGATTCGAGCGCATTTCTGTATGTGCTATCTCAACACGCTTTGCTGGCCAGACCACATGGTAATGGAATCTGCCAGTCTCATGGTCATAGATCACCGCATCAAACAAATCAATCTCTTGCTGCGGGTTGCGCTGGATTGCCTCATCGAGTTCAGTGCTTTTGACGTTCTTGAACTCACGCGGTATGGCCTCTGCTTTCATGCGAACCTTGCGGAATATTGTATCTACTGTGCCATCAATACTTTCTTCAATCGCAACTAGATACTGCGGTATCGCTGTA